GTAATGGTCGCGGTCATTCGGCTTCTCCTTGTGCCAGCGAGGCGGTGAGCATGTTGACGAAGGCATCACGGCCAACCTGAAGCTGGTCAAGGTTGAACCGTGTCGAACCGATCTTGCGGTCCAGATCAGCAACGTGATTGATAAGCATCTTCTGCTCGTCCGTCAGTTGGTCTTCGGTGTATTCTTGATCGTTGATCGTGATGGTTACTGGTTTTTTCTCGCCCATCGTGATCCTCCTTTCGGGGTTAGGGGTTAAGTTGTGCGCGGAGGCTGTCAACCTCGGCCTTGAGTTCCTGAACGGCTTTCACCAAGGTGGCGACCAAGAACGAGGTGTCTACGCCCTGATACTGCGGGTTGCCCTCGGCATCTACAGCGTCCTTCTCACCCGTCACGCAATCAGGCACGACAGCTTGCAGTTCATGCGCGATGAAGCCTTGGCCGTCCGAGCCGTCAGCCTTCCATGTGTAGGTCACAGGGTTCAACTGGGCGATCTTCGCCAGAGCATCCTGCATGGGCTGGACGTTCTCTTTCAGGCGGTAGTCGGAGGAGGTGTTGTAGGCGGTGGCAGAGGCCGTGGTTGTAATGGAACCGATTTGCGTAAACGATGTTCCGTTATTGCAGAATGAAAACGGTTGCCAGTTTCCAGTTCCGCTGGCGTTGGTCATGTATGCACCAACATTGCCGTTGCCCGCTTGCAAAGCAAGAAGGTTGGAACCGCTTGAAAAGACACCACGGGCTGTTACTGCTCCAAGTTGACTCGTCGTCCCCACCAACAGGTTCCCGCTGGCATCCAGCGTCATAGCCTGCGTGAAGGTGATCGCATTGCCTGCCGTGCCGGAGGGGGCGGTGAACCATGAGTGAGAGCCAGACACTTGCAAATAGCGCGTGGCGTGTGCGGTGTTGATGTAGCGATCAGCGCCGCCACTGTCCTCAAACCAGTTCGAAGAAAAATTGACGCCGCTATTGTCCGTTCTGGCTGCGACTGTGCCGCCTGTGCCAAACTGTCCTGCACGATAGTTGCTCTTCCAAGCACTCGGCGTAACCCCCAAACCGAGGTTGCCTGATGCGTCGATACGCATACGTTCTGTGGCGGCGGCGTTGTAGAGACCAGTAGAAAATACCATCTGCCCATCTGGAGATGCGGTATTTGAGCCTCCAGCAACAACTTCAATACTGGCAACCGAATGCGCTCCAATACCCGTAACATCCGAAGTGTAGAAATCAATCTTGCCGAGTTGAACGCCAGCGGACCACGTTGCCGACGTTCTTGAGTCTTTAAGCGTTAGTGTAGGAGAAACACCACTAACATCCAAGATGGTTGCAGGCGAACTCGTCCCAATCCCCACGTTGCCCGAACTATCCACCCGCAGCCGCTCAGCCCCAGCCGTCTCCACCGTCACGGTATCAGCCGCAGGGAAACGAATGGCGGTATTGGTGTCGCCAGCGTGGATGATCTTGTCGGGGATGGTGATGTCAGCCGTGAAGGTGTTGGTGTCAAGCTGGTTCAATTCGGCAGTGGACGCAGTGACGCCATCAAGAATATTCAATTCGGCAGCCGTCGCGGTGACAGTCGTGCCGCCCACCTTCCACAGCCCCTCGGACAGGTTCGGCTTGATCGCCGTCGTGCCGTCGAGGAGATCGTCCAGATCGTCAAGGTTGTCGTTGATCTTGCCGCCCCAAGTATCTTCGGACGCGCCAACCTCGGGCTTAACGAGGCCAAAAGTCGTTGTGGTGGTATCTGCCATTTTCGCCGCCCTTATGCCGCTTGGGTCCAAGTTTCAGCCGTATCACCAGCCGGAACCCATGTTTCACTTGTGTCAGATTGCGGAGACCACGTTTCCGCCGTGTCTGATTGAGCCGTCCACGTCTCGGATGTGTTGCCCTGCGGCGTCCACGTCTCAGAAGTATTCTGGCCCGGCTCCCACTTCTTGATCGCCGTTGCCGACACTATACACGAAATTGCAGCCAACGCACTAGCAAGACGCACACGCTCGCAAGCTGATGTTACGCTGGCGGCACAGGATGCAGACGCAGACGCATTGATGACCGCCTCGCTGGCCGCCGTGACCGTCAAAGCCGCAGAAATGACCGCACGAACCTCTCGAACCCGCTCGCCAGCAACGGAGACGGATGCAGCCGCAGAAGCCGCCGCAGAAGCCTGTCTAACCCTTTGCGCGTTAAGGGACAGGCTGGCCGATGCCGACACAGCAGCCGAAACCTCACGGAAACGCTGGCCTGATGCCGAGACGCTGGCGGCCACAGAAACCGTGGCGCTAACCTCCCTGACACGCTGCGATGCGGCGGATGCACTTGCAGCAATCGAGACGGTGGCCGATGCGTCCTTTATTCGAACCGCTGATGCCGAAACAGCAACAGACGCGGAAGCCGTTGCCGCCGCGTCCTTGATGCTTCCATCGTAGCCATAGAGGCGGATGCCGTAACTGCCCCGGCCATATCCCGGCGAATAGGTCGTCACGGCTGGCCCTCCTTAGTCGAGCGTCACGTCCAGCTCGCCCGAGGGGAACCGTAGAACATCGCCTGTGTCAATGATCTTGGATGCGGTCAGCGAGGCGTAGGCGATCATGTTGCCCGAGGTTGAGGCGTCAAAGATGGCCGCGTGCGTGACAGTTCCCCAGCTTCCCGATGCAGTCGGAAACTCGATTGCCGCGTCATTCGAAGCGGTATTGCCGGACACAGTGAAGGTCACCGATTGGCGCGAGTAGTTGCTGCCCGAAATCTCGGTGCCGCCACCGCTTTCGCCCGGTGCAGCCGTGAACAGTCCCAGATGCCACGCGGTCGGGCGTGCTGGCGAAGGCGTACCGTTGGTCAGCAGCCATGTCAGGACGCTGGTTTCGAACGAGTTTGTGAGGCTCATGACACGTTCCTAATCTTCATGCGGAGGCCCGTGCCACTGTAGCGGGCGCTGTCCGAGGCTGCGTTGAGGTTGTCGATGGCGGATTGATAGAGCGCAGCCCAAACTTGAATACGGGCGTCGTCCTTCAGGTATGGCGCGGCGTGAACCAAAGCGCCGTAGAGGTAGGCATCAGGGCTGTCTGTCAGGAGCCAGTTTGTCGTGGCAGCATCCGACAGGGCAGGGATTTTGGCGAAGTAAAGCAGTTCGCCCGTGTAGACCCCATCCGGCACCGGGTAGAGTTCGAACTGCGAACCCGTCATGGCGTAGTAGTAGGGCTGGCCATTGACGGCACCGGCACGCTGCTTGCGGTCCAAAAGTTCTGCATGGCTGAGCAACTCAAGCCGCGCGGTTTCGCCAGATGTCAGGTAGAAGCGGATTGTCTCGGCCCAATCGGCGGGGATGGCGCTGAATTGCGTGTCAAGCTGGGCGGTAGATCTGGTTTCCATACGCCAATGACGCACCTTGCGCTGCATGTCAGCCTCGGCCAAGGCGATGAAGGTCGGCACGACAGACGTGAGATCGTCGCGGTTCAGAAAATCCGCGACGGCTGTCTTTAGCGTGGCATAGGTCGTGATGGTCATTTCTTCTTCGCCTCGTTGCGGGCCGAAATGGCCTTGGCTTTAGCCTTGGCGTCCGCCTTGCTGCTTGCGCCCCATGCGTTCAGTGATAGCAGAAGTCGCGTGGGTTTTCCATCCTCGTCACGCTCGGGGCCGGGCATACCGCCCATCCGAGCCAAGAAGGACGCCCGGCGCGGGTTGTCGCCAGCTTTCACCGGGGCCTTCAGGTTCATGCCCTCGGCCTTCGCGGATGCGCGTCCCTTGGCGTTTAATCCGCCGGATTTTGACTTGCCTTCAGCACGCTGCCAAGCCGGGGTTTTGGCCATCACTTGGCCTTCTTTGCTGTCTTGGCCGAAGCCTTGAATGCAGCCGCAGTCGGAGCGCCCTTGGTGCCGGGCTTCCGCATCTTCTCACCTGATCCGGCTTTGATGCGCTCACGCTTTGCGTGAATTGCAGCGTAAAGACCCTTGGCCATTACTTCTTGCCCTTCATCATGCAGCGGCCCATTGCCTTGCACTTGGCGGGGTTCGGGCAGCCTTTGCACGGGGTGAACTTCACTGGCTTTTTCATTTCTTCTTCGCCTTTCCTGCTTTGCTGAGAGCAATGGCAATCGCTTGCTTTTGCGGCTTGCCGGATTTCATTTCCGTGCGGATGTTAGCAGAAATCGTCTTGGCAGACGAACCTTTTTTGAGTGGCATTATGGCCTCCTCTGGCGCGGGGATGCCGCCACCCTATCACATCACGCGATGCCTTTCAAATTGCGTCTCAGGGGTGATGACCACTCATCATCCGACACCATCCCGGCCTTGTAGACGGCCACCAAGCCAAAGGCATCGGCGGCATGGCTGGAGAAGTCATGCTCAGGCCCAAGCCCGATGCCGCGCACCTCGTCCCGCTTTTCATGATACCAGCCCAGAGCCTCGCGCCCGCCGCGCGTTGTCTCCTCGTTAAAGCGCATTGACGGGAACAGGCGGCGCGTTGCGTCGATACGCTGCAATGCAGCACCGGCACCTTGGTTTTTCACCAGATCGACCACGAAGCCAGCCTCGCGCAAGTAGGACATGGGCGTAACGGCATAGACGCTGTCGTGCTTGCGCCCGTCGTGCGGCAGGACGCAGACAGCCTCCTCGTAGTCATTGGCCCGCAGCCAGTTGACGTGCGCCTCGAAGGGCTGGCCAACGGCTTCGTAGTAGTCCAGCACGCGAACCTCGGGGCCGATGAATTGCACGATCCAGATTGCTGTGGCATCAGACTTGGACGAGGTGCCGCCGATGTCCCAGCAGGCGTAGACCTTCATCAGCGGATCGCGCGGGATAAAGCCGATCCGGCGCTCAAGCTGGGCATCGGTCAGATGCTTGGCATAGTAAGCGCCTTCGAGGACGGTTGAGTATTCGCCTTCCCAGATGTGGCCGTATCTCTCGGGCTGGTTCTCCAAGCAATCCCGGCGCTCTTGCTCTAGGACGGATGGGAACCACGGATTGTCTGACCAGTTGGCCCGGACAACGACCGATCCCGATGGCGTGACAGGCCCGCGCAGAAGCTGGTCGATGGGATCGGTCGGGCGCGATGGGTTCCAGCTAAACCAAAGCTCAGAGTTTTCGGCGCGGATCGTTGGGCGCAGAAGTGAGAGGGATCGGTCGGAGAGGGATTGCGCCTCTTCAACCCAAGCCCGGTCGAAGCCTTCAAGCGATTTCACGCTGTCTGCGGTGTGATCCTGCATACCTTGGAAGATGATGAGGCCATCGCCTGGCGTTTCGATCACCTCGCGGAAGACCTTGAAGCCTTGGGCCTCGCCGAGGTTGTAGGATTGCAGGGTATCTTCGATCAGCTTCTTGGCGGATTGCTTGAGGGACTTTTGCACTTCGCGGATGCAGACGCTGCGATGGCCGGGGAACATCAGATGTTCTTCGGCGAGAAGCCCTGCGAAGAAGCGTGACTTACCTGAGCCTCGGCCACCCCATGCGCCTTTGTATCGGGACGGGTTTAGGAGCGGCGCAAAGGCCGCTGCCGTTCTGATTTGCAGGCGGTTCTTAGGCATCCGCGTCTTTTGGCTGGACGATGACGCGTTCGATGACCTGCGGCGTCATGGTGCCGTCGGAGGATGTCAGGTCTTGCTCAACCTTGTCGGAATAGCCGTGCTTGGTAAGCATCATCTTAGTGATGGCCGCGTTAAAAACACCGCCGAGACCGCCACGGACCAAGTTTCTCTCTTGTTCTTGAGCGATTTTGTTTAAGATGCCAAAAAATTCGTTCTTTTCGTCCTTCGCCCACAGCCTGAGAGTTTCTCTATGCAGGTTAATATCGCAAGCCAAACCTGCCAAGCTAGGAACTGGATCGTTCGCCTCTCGCCACCCACCATTCGCATAGGCCCAAGCCTTTTCGACAATTTCTGGCGTGTAATTTGATGGCCGTCCGGCTGGCATGTTATCCTCGCTCTGTCGCTTCACGGTGCAGATTTTCTGTCGCGCATCTTAACGCTTTACCGCCAAATATGCAAAGGTTGATCCATAGGCCCGCTTGCAGAAGAGAAGAGCCAGCTTGTCGGTCTCTGCGCGTGCAGCCGCGTGGCGATGGATGCCGCCGCAGTGCTGCCCAATATGGTAGACGATGCGGTCACCCTTCTGTGCCTCTGCAAGAGCGACGAGCAGGGCATCCGGCCTTGTGTCGCCCGTTATGTAGATGGTGGCCGGTTGCCGGACGTCTGAGGTCGTGGTATTTCTGATGTCAGTCATTGGCGATCCTCCCTCGCTGATGCTTGGGCCGGTCGAGGGTGCAACCTCCCGGCCCGTTTCTTTTACAGTGCCAATCGCAACATAGCAAACTTTTGCAGGGGCGGGGCGCAAAGGGCGCGGAGCGCAATCTTTTTCAGTCCTCCATATAGATTTCGTACTGTTTGAGATTTCAGGAAACATTTATTCCTCAAAACCTACAGTCTACAAAAATCTCTAGGACTTTATCCTTTTATTGGTATCTTTGATCCCTTTCAAGAAAAAAGATAATAAAAAGAAAGAGTTAGGTAGGGGCGCAATGTGGGGCGCAATGTGTTTTATTGCGCCCCAAACCACTACATTGCGCCCCTAAACCGGAACGTCCAAGAAATCTCTGTCTGCATCATACCAATCGCGAACAGCTTTCACGGCGTCACTCGATGTGTGGTCACTTGCGGGAGTGAACCAGATGTAACGATATGCGCCCTTGATTTTGATTCTCCGGCCATCGACAGGGGCCATTCCTTTGTCGCGCAGAATGTTCGCCAAAGCTCTGGTCGAGGGTAAATCTTTGCCATCCATCACGGTCTGCTCGTTCAGATATGTGATATCCAAAACCTTAGGGCCTACGATTTCACATGCGTAATCTTCAATCGCCTCTTCGACAGACCTCCGATCATCACTGACGTTTGCGTCCCGCATTTCAGCGATCCCCAGCGTCTCGGGTGCCCGCCCATGCGGCATGAAGTCTGAGTTTATTTGACGGTCGATCAGAAACCGGCCAATGGCATCGATACGGCGGCGCGTCTCTGAAAACAGTTTGTCAAAGTATTCACCTGTCCGCTCTTTCCCACCATGCTGTTGGAACAACTGTTCCTGCGTTCTGTGGCGTGTAAAGATAATGCAGTACCGTCTGTCGTTGTCACCAACTGGCACAGCATCAAGGTGGTTGGTGGTCATTAGGTATGACGCAAAGTTCGGCGCGTGATAGCGCGTTGCGCCTTTTGGTTCCACGGCGATGGTGTCATTCGAAATCATCGGCTTCAGCTGGTCCAGAATTTTCCACTTGTTTGTTCCGCTGATCCTGATCTCCTCAATGCCGATCAGCCTTGCCCCAACTGCCCAATCGTTAAACGGGCGTTCGATCATGCTGGTGTTGACCAAAGTGGCGTTGCGACCAAACAGGTGTTGTAAGACGGTATAAAAATACGTCTTTCCGTTTCCTTCGATACCCCAAAGCAGCAGGCCCCACCTGACGCGGTTGTCCGGCTTTCGATAGATGTAGGACATGAAATCCAAAACGATTTCACGCTCACGCGGAACAGGGATTGTGTTTTCCAAGTGCTTTAAGAACAAGTCTACGACAGCTTGGCCGTCAGCATCTATCGCGTCACAAGGTGCTGTTCCGCTCGTGTGATAGCTGTTGACGTAGTTCTTACCCTCTGTGCTGAACAGCTTAGGCTGCCCGGGCCAATACATTGGCCGCACCACGGTCGGTATTTGCACCATGTTCAGCGCAAAAGTCGATGCGTCGGTTTCAAGCGAAACGACTTCTGGCATCCGATCATACTTGGCTCGAAACGCCTCTTTTTTGATTGCGTAATCCGATGTTTCGGTGTTGACGAACAGGCAATCTGCTTCGGCGTAGACCCAACCATCAAGCCAATCTGGAGCGTTGACTTCGCTTTCCGCCCCTGCGCTCGACCGCTTGATTGGCTTGAAAGACGACTTTACCTCGCGCAGGCCCATCCCAGCTTCTTTGGCGTAGACCTCGTAGACGGTTTTGGCTAAAAGGGAGCGTATGTCGGGGGAGAGCTGAACCTCGTTAAGAGCCTGTACGCGCTTCTTAAAAGCCGAGTAGGTCTGTCTGTCGCAGACTTGCTCGGCTTCTTTTTCAAGGGACAGCGCGACCGGGCTTGCCACGTCGACACTGACGACGCGAGAGCCACCCGCAGCGGCGATAATCGAGGCCATAGTGACAGGGTTAGACCGACCGCCGAAGCTGCGCCACTTGACGCGCATGTGCTTGGGATCGTGCTTGCTGCTGTCTGCCGACCACTTCACCCACGTCGAAAAGCCCTTGCCCTCGGTCTGGTGGTAGATCGCCATGCCGACCTTCAGCCACTGGTCGTAATCCAAACCCTCGGCCTGATAGGTCTCAAGGAGGCTCATCATCGCATCGTCTGAGATGTCGAGGGGGCGTGAGGCGACGGCGATCTCAAGATCATCCGCCTCTTCTGAGTTGCGCGCCGAGCCGAACGTGATGCTGCCCTCGATGACCTCTGGTACGGGCCACGGCTCACCAGCCTGCGATAGCTTCCATGGCGTAACACCATGACGATGAGAGGCTAGGAACATGATCTGATTGACGGTGTAGGAGCAATCGTCCAAGCCCTCAAGGCCGATTGCCTCGCGGATTTGGTCCACGACACCGGGATACTCTGCCGGGCTGACCGCGCGGGACAGCGGGACGAACACGCGAAAGCGCGGAACCTCGGGCGTGTGCCTGAACGTGGTGTAGGCCGCGAAAGCGCAGCCGAGGCCAAGCGACAAGGCCAGCTCGACGTCGTCCATCGTTGTCCCGGCGGGCAGGTCATCAAAGTCGAGCGAGGCCATAGTGCGACAGGCGATGTTCTCGGCCCGACCTAAGGTTTCATCCTCGCGCAATCCGCCGACGACAGCCGCCCGGCGGATGCTTTCTTCTTTGGTGGCATATCCGACGGACTTAGACACGCCCTCGGCAAAGTCATCCCACTCGACTTCCCGTGTCTCGGCATGTGCGAAGTTCTTGCAGTAGGTAAACTTAAACATCATCGCCGCCCCCGTTCGCATTGTGGCGCAGTGCGGCAATGACTTCCTCGCGGTCGAAACGATAGTGACCGCTCGGCAATTTAATTGCGGGGACCGCGCCCGCATTTGCCAAATCGATCATTTTCTTTTTGCTGATGCCGATGACTTCGGCCATTTCCACAGATCGTAACATTTGCGACCCTTTCTCTGTTGACAGGGGACAGATGAACACATATCGTCACGAAAGGCAACAGAAGGAAACGTTAAAATGCTAGAACAAAAAATCGAAGCCCTCACCGCAGCCGTAGAGGCTCTCACTGCGGCGCTCTTGGGTTCGCAGGGGGGTGTGTCAGGAGCAGGCCAGCCCGAAGAAATCAAGGTTCAGAAAACCGTTATTTCTGAACCCGAGCCTGCGCCGACCGGCCCGTCAGACCAAGACGTTAAGGATTTGACGTTGGCGCGTTCACGCGAGGGCCACAAGGACGCAATCCGGGAGGCGTTGGATACGTTGGGCGCAAAAAAGATTAGCGACCTTAAGGGTGGGCAAGTTGTTGAGTTCTACAACTGGCTGACCGCGTTGGGGAGCAAGTGACATGACTGCTCACGCAAAGCTCGGCGCGTCTAACGCGCACCGCTGGTTAGCCTGCCCCGGCAGCGTCAGTGCAGAGGAAGGCATCCCTAACACCAGCAGCCCGTTTGCCGAAGAGGGGACTGTTGCTCACGAGTTGGCAGAACTTGCCCTTCGCACTGGGGTATCTGCGCTAGACGCCTTCGACAATCAGGAGATGGCCGAATTTGTGAGGGTCTACGTCGATTACGTCAACCAGATCGCTGTGGCTGCCGACGCCTTCGATATTGAAACGCGCGTTAGCTACGAAGAGTGGGTTCTTGGTGGGTTTGGTACTTCCGACGCGGTGATTGTGCAGGGTGACACCCTACACATTTGCGATCTGAAATACGGCATGGGCGTCAGGGTCGAAGCTGAAAACAACCCGCAGGGGATGCTTTACGCGCTTGGCGCATGGCAGATGGTTGAGCTGGCCTTTGACATCAAGCGAGTGATGATCCACATCGTCCAGCCGCGCCTTGATCACATCAGCCAGTGGGAAATAAGTGTGCCTGACCTGTTGCGCTGGGCGGAATGGGTAAAGCAACGAGCAGAAGAAACCTTTGCGGATGACGCGCCCCGCGTTCCGGGAGAAAAGCAGTGCCGGTTCTGCCGGGCTAAGGGGTCTTGCGCTGCGTTGCAGAAAATGACGCAGGACATTATTCTCGCCGACTTCGATGATCTTGAGAACATGCCGAAGGTCAACACGCTGACGGATGACCAGCTGCGCCGTGCCCTTGAGGCAAAGCCCCTAATCGAGGGTTGGCTGGGCGCGGTCGAGGGTCTTGTGAGGGACCGGCTGAGCAACGGCGGGGAGTTCCCCGGCTACAAGTTGGTCGAGGGCAAGAGCAACCGCCAGTGGGGAAATGTCGAGGAGGCAGAGCAGTTTCTAGACGAGCTGATCGGCTCCGATCTGGCCTTTACGCGCAAGATTATTAGCCCCGCGCAGGCCGAGAAAGTGTTGGGTAAGAAGCGGGCCGGTGAGATCGCCGACCTAATCGTAAAACCCCTTGGGGCCCCGACACTTGCGCCCGAAAGCGACAAGCGTCCGGCAATCAATATTAGCGCCAGTGATTTTCCATCTTGCGCCGACGAACAGTTTAGTGAAGATTGACCCCGCTGCGTTGACAGCAATAAACGCCAAAAGGAGAACCTGAAATGGCAAAAATTAAACTTTCGAATGTCCGCCTGTCCTTCCCGTCGCTGTTCCGCAAGGCAGTGTTTTCTGGCGAAGAGACCAAGTATGAGGGGACGTTCCTGCTCGACAAAGCCACCCAAGCCGACAAAATCGCCGAGATCGAAGCCGCCATTAAGGCGATGGTCAAGGACGGCTTGAAAGGCGCAAAGCTTCCCGCCGATAAGATTTGTCTGCGCGATGGCGACGATGTCGAGTATGCGGGCTACGCAGGCCACATGAGCATCAAGGCCAGCTCGTCGAAGCGCCCTATGGTGCTGGATCGTGACCGCAGCCCATTGGCCGAGAACGACAACCGTCTTTATGCCGGTTGCTACGTCAATGCGATCATCGAGCTGTGGGCGCAAAATAACCAGTGGGGCAAGCGCATCAACGCGAACCTTCTGGGCGTTCAGTTCTTTAAGGACGGCGAGCCGTTCGCTGACGGTGAAAGCGCGAGCGCCGATGACTTCGAGGCATTTGACGCCAGCGACGAAGACTTCATGTAAAATCGTAGGGGCGGCTTCGGCCGCCCCTTCCCACATAGCCGTATATGAAGGACACCCCTCATGGCACTGATTTTGGACGTGGAATGTTTCCGCGATTACTTCCTCATCTGCTTTCTCGACCGCGAAACAAGCAAGGCTGCATCCTTTGAGATGTACCCCGGCAAAGATTTGGCGATGTCCCGCGTGGCCCATTACATGAGCAGCCAAACCACCATCAGCTTCAACGGCAACAGCTACGACCTGCCGATGATCGCGGCGGCACTGCAAAAGCGCGACTGTGCGGAATTGAAGAAACTGTCAGACGAGATCATTCTCTCAAACCTCCCCGCGTGGCGCGTCTGCAAGAATATGGACGTCAATGTCCCAAACAGCTGGGATCATATCGACATTATCGACGTGGTTCCGGGTCAGGCGAGCCTGAAGGTCTACGCGGGCCGCATGGGTTACCGAAAGCTGCAAGAACTGCCCATCGATCCAAGCGCAAGTATCTCATCCGAACAGCGTGAGGTGCTGCGCCAGTATTGTATCAACGACCTTCGGGTGACGGATGAACTGTACAAGGCTGTCGAAAAACAGGTCGCCCTTCGGGTCGAGATGGGCGCTGAGTACGGCGTTGACCTTCGGTCGAAGTCTGATGCGCAGATCGCCGAGACGGTCCTGAAGAGCGAGATCGAGCGGGTGTCGAGCAAGACCCTGCGCGCACCAAAGATCGCCGACACCGCCACGTTCCGATACCTCGACCCCAAGATCATCTCCTTCAAGAGCGCGACCCTGAACGAGATTTTCTCGCGCATCCTCGACCACAAGTTTGGTCTCTCGCCCAACGGCTCCATCGCCCTGCCCGACTGGCTGAAGGACACCCGGATCGCGGTGGGCGGCAGCGAATACCAGATGGGGATCGGCGGGCTTCACTCCTGCGAGAAGAGCCAGAGCGTCTACGCGGGGAGCACCCACATTCTGGCGGACTTCGACGTGGCGTCCTACTACCCCTCGATCATCCTGCAGCAAGACATCGCGCCCGACAACATGGGCGACGACTTCACGGCGGTCTACAAGAGCATCGTCGAACGCCGCATCGCAGCGAAGCGGTCTGGCGACAAGGTGACCGCCGACACGCTGAAGATCGTGGTCAACGGGAGCTTCGGAAAGCTTGGGAGCAAGTACTCGGCCCTCTACGCCCCAAACCTCCTGATCCAGACCACCATCACGGGCCAGCTGTCCCTGCTGATGCTGATCGAGCGTGTCGAGGCCATCGGTGCCAAGGTGGTGAGCGCCAACACCGACGGCATCGTGGTCTTCGCCCCTAAGACGATGGAGAACGCTCTGGCCGACGTGATGTTCGGCTGGGAACTTGACACCTCATACGAGCTTGAGCGCAGCGACTATGTGGCGCTGCACAGCCGGGACGTAAACAACTACTTTGCGGTCAAGAAAGACAAGTCGGTCAAGCGCAAGGGGGCGTTTGCGCAGGCTGGGCTGATGAAAAACCCGGTGTTCGAGATCGTTTCCGATGCGGTGGCAGAACACCTTGCCGGGAAGGCCGACTACCGCAGCGTGATCCGTTCCTGCCGCGACCTGAACAAGTTTGTGATGCTGCGCAAGGTGACCGGCGGCGCGGTCTGGCGGGGCGAGCCCATCGGCAAGGCCGTGCGGTTCTACTATTCGACCGAGGTGGGGACCGACGAGACCATCAGCTACGCCAAGAACACCAACAAGGTGCCCCAGTCGGACGGGGCCAAGCCCTGCCTCGATCTGCCCGAGATGTTCCCGAGCGACGTTGACTTCGAGCGGTACATCGAGATGGCGAAGATGGTGTTTGGACAGATAGGGATCAACGATGCTTGAAAAAGACATTGAAAACGCGCTGTGCAAGCGGGTTAAGCTTCTCGGGGGCCTCTGTGAGAAGTTTGTTTCTCCGGGCAGGCGGTCAGTCCCTGACCGCATTGTCACGCTTCCCGGCGGCTCGATTGTCTTTGTCGAGCTGAAGGCCCCCGGCAAGAAGCCGACACCCTTGCAAGAACGCGACCACGAGGCTCGCAGGAAGCTCGGCTGCCGGGTCGTGGTGATCGACAGCATGGAGGCCGCAAATGCTTTCTCGGGATAACCTGCACGGCTACCAGCGCAAGGCCATTGATTTCGTGCTGCGCGAGCGGCGGTGCATGCTGGCGCTGGACATGGGTCTGGGCAAGACGACGTCGACCCTGACGGCCATCAGCGACATGCTGGACGGCTTCATGGCCAACAAGGTCTTGGTCATCGCACCCCTGCGCGTTGCCAACAGCGTGTGGGCGCAGGAAACGCGGCTGTGGGAGCATCTCAGGCATTTGCGGGTCTCGGTCTGCACCGGGTCGGACAAGGCCCGCAGGGGCGCGCTGGCGCTCGATGCGGACGTGTACGTCATCAACCGCGAGAACGTGCCGTGGCTGGTCGAAAACTATGGGTCCAAGTGGCCGTTTGACGTGGTGGTCATAGACGAGAGCAGCAGCTTCAAGAGCGCGTCCAGCAAGCGCTTTAAGGCCCTGCGGAAGATGCTGCCGCACATCGACGCGATGGTGCTCCTGACCGGCACACCTTCGCCGAACGGCCTCTTGGACCTCTGGCCGCAGATGTACCTGATCGACTACGGCGAGCGCCTCGGGCGTACGCTGACAGGCTACAAGCAGCGGTTCTTTGAGGCCGACTATTTCGGGCGCAAGTTCGAGCTCCGGCCCGGATCGGCAGACAGGATACACGGCCTGCTGTTGGACAAGGTCGTGCACATGAACGCGGAGGATTACCTAGACATGCCCGCGCGCCTCGACCTGACGGTTGGCGTCGACCTGCCGCCCGATGTGATGGCCGCTTATCTGGACTTCGAACGCACGATGCTGGCCGAGATCGACGGCGAAGAGGTTGAGGCGGCAACGGCGGCAGTGCTGGCGAACAAGCTCCTGCAATACGCCAATGGCGCGCTGTACACCGACGGCTCAGGGGCGTGGTCAGAGACCCATGCCGCCAAGCTCGACGCGCTGGCGGACATTGTCGAGGATAACCCCGGCGAAACCATGCTAGTGGCCTACAATTACAAGAGCGATCTTGAGCGTCTGGTGGCGCGGTTTCCGCAGGCGCGGGTCTTGGACAAAAAACAGGAGACCATCGACGCTTGGAACCGTGGGGAAATCCCGATGCTCTTGGCGCACCCTGCGTCAGCTGGGCACGGCCTGAACCTACAAAAGGGTGGTGCGCTGTGCGTGTGGTTTGGGCTGAACTGGTCGCTCGAGTATTATCAGCAATTCAACGCCCGCCTTCACCGACAGGGGCAGACGCGCCCGGTGCGGATCGCGCATATCGTGTCGAACAATACAATTGATCAGCGCGTCCTCGGCGTTTTGCGCAACAAGGATGCCACGCAAAAAAGCCTTTTGGACGCGCTGAAAGTATAATCAAAGAGCCTCGCCCCGCACAGAAACCGGCACCTCGGCCCGCTTTGACGTTTCTGATCCGATTTCGCCACCGATGGCGGCATATCCTGCTGCGTCTGTGGCCGAGTCAACGTGTGCCGGATTCGACTTCATGCGGGCCAGTTTGAACAGCGTCATCATCACGGCCACGTCGTGCGGCTTGATGTTTTTGTTCAGGTGGGCCGACCAGTACGCGGCGATCAAACCGAAGTTTGCCTCGGCGTCGCCGTGCGTGGCAGCGCGATCCTTGGTGACGTATTCTTTCGCCGCGTCCAAGATCTCGGCGCGGTTCATTTCCACGCCCCCTTGTCACGCAGGCTGTTGATGCCCGTGATCTCGGCCAGCCGGTTGCGGTATATGGCCCCCGGCGTGATGTTTCTCTGCATCCATCTGGACATGCTGGATTTTGCGACGGGGACTTGGTCTGCGATCCAGCCAAGCTTGCGCCCGTCTTTGTTCGCCCATTCTCTGATTAAGTCTTGAGCCTTCACGGCGTCCTCCTGTGCTTCGGTTCGATCTGTCTATTTGTGAAATAATTTTGCGTCAAGCGCATTTTATTGTTGCATGCGGTGCTGCAGGCTGTAGGGTGTGGTCACCAACTAGCAAACAAGGATGACCATCATGATCCAGAACGAAGCCCGCTACGAAGCCGCCATCCAGCGCAACATCAGCATAAACGCACGCAAGACCCGCGCGTGCCAACGCGTTTCTGTTCGAGCAGGGTGAGTTCGAGCCGACGTACCGTGAGGA